TTACAACAGGGAAGGCTGGTAGGAAACTTTGACCAGTATCTAACTCCCGAAGGAAATATATCTCCCGGTGGAGTATTAAGACAGTTAACTTCTGCATCTCCTATAGGATGGGCACAAGCAATAGCAGAAGAAAACTTGCCTATACAACCAGTTACCCCTAATACCTTGCAACAGCAGAACATCATGGAAGAAGCCAGAGCAAGGGGAATAGGACCGTTTAGGCAAGACCCGTTTGCTGATTTTACTCCTTCAGGTAGACAGCAAAGAGAGATACGAGAAGACTTATATAAGCTGCCTCCATACACAAGGGGAATAGCAGAAGAACTTCCCTACCTTGCAATTCCTCCTGCCAGAATAATTAGAGGAGGGTTACAGGGAGTCCGAACTGGAGCAGCATTAGCAGATGCTGGAAGATTGGGAAGGATGGCTCCAGCAGCACGGGGTACCATACGTGGTACTGAAATGGCACTTAAACCAGTAGAAGTTCTAGAACAAGGATTGGCTAGGGCGGTTGCTGCACCATTTAGGGCAGGAGCAGCTGGTTTCAGGGCATTACAGCCTACGCCACAGATTCCTCTTGAACAACGTCTGGCATCTTATACATCCGATGTCGGAGGTGCTGCAGCTGAAGGACCTATCAGGAGAGCAGATGAGGCACTGGTTCGTGACTACCCAGAAGTATATGGAACACCGCCAGAACCTACTCCAGCACAAGCAGCTACTACTACAACTCTGGAACAGGGTGTTCCCAGAGTAGAACGACAGGCTGCTGCTGCTGAAGTTACTAGGTTACATAACGAAGTAGAAGAAATACTGGTATCAGCAAACAGAGCAGCAGAGGCAGAAAGAGCAGCAGGAGGTCAGCCGGGATTAAACCCACAGACCCAGACAGATATTATGATGGGTCCCCCAGCATATAAGGATGATATTCCTTTAATTATGCGAAAAATACTTAATCAAGAAGAATTGTCTACAGATGAAATACAACTTTGGAATAGATATGGAAGTCAATTCACAGAGCAGTTTGACACCAGCTACCCTACACCAATTTTAGATAGAAGAAAACAACAGGTAGATATACTTCAAGATATTTTAAATAGACGTACAGAAGTTCCTCAACCTACTCCAGTACAAGCGGTTCCTGAACCATCAGTAGCTGCAGTTGATAACCAACCAGTTATTAGAGGTAAAACTACAGGATATCAATCTCAGTTAGGGCAAGACATAATATCTATTCCTGATTCTGCATATCCTGCGAATAGGGGATTCGGTGTTCAGCGTATAGCAGAAGTCTTCCGCAACGCTAGAAACATGACTAGAAACCAAAGAGGTGAAAATTTAGAAGGGATAGGGGACTTACCATTTGAGATGCAGGGAGCATATGGACAACGTACATCATTTGAAATGATGGCAGAGGTTCGGGATGCAGTACTTAAAGTATACGAAGAAGATGGACGATTTTTAAACAACAATAACTTTAACAGGGTAATACGGGATGTAAACAGGAAAATAAATTCTGGAGAGTTTGAAGGCACCTTTGATGATATGCTTGAGGATTTCTTAGTAGAACTATCTACGGTTACTGGCAGAGGGGGGAGTGATGGTCTTAGAAGTGGAACTTCCAGACAGCAATTCTTAGATGAATTAAGAAAACCTGTAGAGCCATCAGCAGCACAAGCGGTACCAGAACCTCCAGTAGTTGCAGCAGCTCCAACAGCACCAGCGGTTCCTGAACCTGTTGATGTACAGGTAGGAATATCAGCAGCAGTACTACCAGAACAACGTGGCAAGGGATACACCGAATTCTTTACTGACGATGATTACTATAACTGGCAGCAAGCTAAAGGTGTACTGGAAAGACCACCAACACCTTTGAGTCTAGAAACAGCACTGCGTGTACCAGAGATACAAGCTGCACAAAATATGATAGACCAACTCTCTATTGCTGGACGAGACAGGGTTCAAAAAACACTAAGCGATGCAGGGTTTGAAGGAACAGTTGATACCAATAGTGGATTGTTTGGTGGAGAAGTTGAACCAAGTCTTGTTATTCGTGCTACTGTTCCTGCTGACCAGCTAGACGACTTTACAAGAACAGTTGTTGATATAGCCGATACTGACTTTAATCAGAAGAACGTAATAGTTCATACGGTTGAACCAAGCACAGGTAACACTTTTGGGAGAACAGTAAATTCTGAAACGCTTGGGGAAACACTGGAACCAGCTGTTTCTGTACGGTTTACTAGAGAGTTATCTCAAGCAGAGATTCAGAGATATGGTGCCCGATACGTAGAGCTAGAAAAAGAAATAGGCTTGTCTGGATTTGGTGGGTTTGCAACCCATGCCGATAGACAAGGGTTAGATATGTTGAACCTTACGGTATATAATGATGATTACACTAAACACATTGATACCGTTAAAAGATTCTTAAAGGAATTACAAAATGACGGACTTGGAATACGACAAACTCCTGAACGAAGCACTCGCAGAGTTAGGACTATCGGTGATAGGGGTGACGGAATCGTCACATATGCCGACTACAGGAGTTATCATGATGCCCAGAAACTCCCGGCAGGCACAGCAGCCGACACAACCACAGGGACCACGTTTGAACCCACCCAGTTAGCAGTAGAAGCAGCACGAACTCCTGATATTCCTTTACAGGAGATGAGTGTTCAAAGTTACAGAGAACGCTTTGCAGATGTTATCAACAGCCCTATTGAAGCTATTAACAATGCCGTACTCAGAGAACCATTTAAACGTGCATTAAAAAAAGCTGTCGGTATTAGAAATCTATCTGGCAGAGGTACAGCTAGTGTCTATAGGAAGCTAATCGGGAACAGATTCCCTGAGTTTAATGGGGCTGATGCTTTATTAAACTTTAGAAAAGATTGGTTTAGTTACAATATACGAACACAAATTGCTGATAGCTTTGATGCAAGAGGTGTTAATTCTGCCCCTGCGTTAGATATCAGCCGTACATCTGTTGGTCCTTCTAGGGCAGAAATACTACATAGAAGTATAAATTCTTCAGACACTAGGGCAGCTACCAGAATCCAAAATCTATATAAAAACCATGCAGAACCTGCTATACAAAAGGGCGTAGTTCTTGACGATGTTGAAAGATATGCACAGGTAATGTTCTGGAGACAAATCAAAGAAAGATTTAAAACGTTAAAGAAAAAAGAAAGATTAAATCCTCAAGTTTGGGACGCAGATACTGGAGTGTATAAGGATGTGTCTGATGCTGATTTGCTAAATTGGGGTAGTAGAGAATGGCTTCAGAAAAATAAGGGTTATACATCAGAACAATTAGATGTACTAGAGTCTACAGCTACATCTTTAAAAGACTTATATGCTGAATTAAGAACTCGTCTTTTAAACGAAGGTATTTTAACTAGAGAAAGATATGATGAATGGGTACGAGTTTATTCTTGGTATAACCCAATAGACTATGTTGAATTTATAGATAAGGGAATGGATATAGGCAGAAGGTTAGGTGGAAGATTTAATGTGGTAGATGACGGGGTATATGCCTTATCAGAAAACACTAATATAAAAATGGGGGCACAGTCTGTATTTGGGGAAACCTTGTGGCAACACGTAGCTAGAGGAGAAGCCCGTATTGCACGTAATAAATCTACACGTATTGCTGTTGATGTATATAAAAACACACGACAGTTAAAAGATGTTACAGACAAATTTGAAACTGTATTAAAAGACGGAACTAAAAGATTAAAAAACGTAGATGACTTTTACGGTAAGACTGTTGCTGGTAAACCTTCTGTTGATGCTCCTGACTCTGGATATTTTTCTTATTATGAAAATGGGGAAAGAAAAGTATTCGCAGCTTCAGATGGAGGTCCAATACATAAAGATATTTGGGACGATGTAATGGGTCGTACTGGTATGGCTATGGATAGCCCAAGCCAGCTTAATGTTAAATTGGCAGCTACCAATGGTTGGTTCAGGTCTGTGTACACAACCTATAACCCATTATTCTGGGTTCGTAATATGGTTATTGATATGTTTACGGCACAATTAAAAGCTGGTGTTTCTCCGTTGTATACAGGAAGAAAAGTTATAGAAGGTCTTTATAATGTGTCTCGGAACAAAGAGGACAAGTTTGTAGAAATGATGAGGTCAATGGATGGGTGGGGTGAAACGAGTGGATATGTTGAATCAAGAATTATAAATGATGTGAGAAGAGAGCTTATAAATGCTGACCAAGTTAATTCTGCTGTAATAGTTACATCTAGTAAACAGTTAGATAAATTATTGCGTAGGTCTGTTTTAGATAGAATAAAAGATACTACCATTAGGATTGGGGGAGTAGTAGAAGCTGCCCCAAGATACGCAGCAGCAGAAAAAACCTTACATAAAACTATAGGAAAGAAAGAACTTAATAGAATAAAGAATCTTCCAGAAGAAAAACATATGAAAACAATGTTGGATGACTGGGTACCTGAAAGTAGAATTGATGAGACTACAGGTAAGGTAATTGATATTCCTGATGCTGACCGAAGAAGTATGGGTCCATTTGTTGATACGCCTCAGTCACAGGCAGCTGCAGAAAATAGTTTTATGTCAACTTTAGACTTTAGTTATGGTGGGGCACAGATTAAGAAACTTAATGATTACTTCTTGTTTCTTAAAGCTACTACTGAAGGAGCAAAAATACCTTTTAGGGCACTTGGAATTGATTTATTCCCAGTAACTAGACCAATACAAAATCCTACTCGTCACGGACCGCATTGGGAATTTGGTTCAGCGTCAGAACAATTAAAACATTATGCAACCTTAGGAATAAAAGATAGACCATTTCAAGGTAGGACTTTAGATATTATTTCAGGTGGTCCTACGGGTGCAGCAATGAGGATAGGTGCTGTTATAACAGCTTATCTTGCTATTCAAGAATACTGGAACAAATCGTTTACGTATCAGGGCACTCCGCTTTACTACGATATACCTCAGTACGTTAGATATAACAGCCTAATCTTTATGTTGCCCCCAGAAAGAGATGACAGTGGTGAACTGGTACTAGACCCGGCAACAGATAGACCTAAGCCTAAGTATCTTTTGATTCCACATAGATTACGTGAGTGGAACTCTATCTTTCAGGCATTTATTTTCTTATCAGAGGAGACTGATGAAGATGAAGCTGTAGCTAATGACAAGAGAAGGTGGGCTACGGAAGTATTCAAGTCAACTTCTCCTATCGCAGAGTTGCCAATGCCAGAGATATTTACTTTAGCTTCTGAGCAGTTAACTGGATATGACATGTGGAGAGAAAGTCCAATAGTTCCTGAAGAATTACAGGAAGGACCTCTGGAAGAGCAGTATACAAGACAAACATCTAAGAGTATTAGGGCAGCATCTGGAGTTGTAGATGAACTGGATATTCTTCCAGACTTTATGCAAGAGTACATAGGAAGTCCGTCACGACTTGAACATCTATACGAAAGTATTCTGGGTGGGGTAGGTACAATGAGTTTAAATATGGCTGACTTTGCCGGAGAGTTAATGGAAGAGATGAGGGGTGTTGAGGCTCGACCTATGGAAGAGAAGGTCGCAGACTACAGAGAAATGAACAGATTAGAGAGGGCTGAGTTTAGAGCATCTCTATCTGAGAGTGAGTACAGACAGTTTGAAAAAGAAATAAGGGAACCTGAAAAAGAAGTTCCTTTCTGGTCTGCATTAGAAAGGTCGTTCTACCCACAGAGGGGTGGAGGTCTTAGGCAAGCTGGACAACAAGCTGCTCTCAGTGAGAACCCTGAGATATCACAAAAAGATACTAGGAATGCTGGTATTGCTGCGTCTAAGGTGAGAAGAGAACTTCTTACTGAACAACAGAACAATGACAGTTTCCTTGATAACTGGCGTAACAAGGATAAGACTAAAGGGGCATTATCACCTAAAGAGTGGAGAGAGGCTAAGTCAGATAAGTGGAAGAAGTATGAAGGTGCCCAGATTGCTATAGGTAAAATATACAAAAACGCTGCCCAGTCTGCAGACCCTAATGTTAAAGATAAATATTATGCGGATATATATACAGCAGCAGGTACGATGCAAGATACCCGTGTTGGCGTAGACTTCTTACTTGCTGGCTACTATGCGATAGAGCCTACTGAAGACTCCCCTACTGATGTTAACTGGGATGAGTTCTTTAGTGAACGTAATGAGTACATTGCATCTATACAGAGTAAATCAGAAGTTGCAGGGGATGGTTTGTTTGAGGTATTCCTAAGGTCACTGGAAGCTAATGATACTCCTACAGAGAAGGCGTACGATTCTGCCAGAGAACTATTGGCTCCCTACTGGAACACAGGAAAGAATCTTTCCGAATTAACTTCTAACCCAAGTCCTCAACTACAACAAATATGGGATGAGTATTTGAATGCAGACAGAGGTGGTCAGAGACAAATGCAGGATAGTATTCCGTATCTAAATACATTAATTGAACTTCGTTCTATAAAAAGAAAGAACCTGTTAAAGTCAGATGCAGATGCAGGAGGGGGATTAGATGAGGCTTTAGTCTTCTGGTATGGAGATTTTCACCAAGGCGTTACTCTAAGGGGTCAACAGTACCATGACCAACTGTATGGAAAGACATCAACAGGGTTTATTCCCCGTCCCTCAGAAGCTATCCCTGTGAGAACTAGGTAGTATAGGGTATACTAAAATAATTCTAAGATAGAGGTAAGATATGGTTAATCAGGCAGAGACACCAGAAAATACGCAGCCAGCAGTGGATGCTCCTATAGATAATAGTGTAGGTACAACTACAGATATTACTGAGGATTTCTCAGGGGTTAATACCTTTGAAGATACTCCTACACCAGCTGTAGAAGAACCTACTGTAGATACTGGTTCAAGCGAACCGGAACCTACTCAACCAGAATCAGTAGTAACACCTCCTGTTTCTGACACTCCTCCACCTCCTGTTCCTGAGCAAGCACCAGTCGATGACTTGCAAAGGCGTATGCAGGAGATAGAACAACGTAACTATGAGATACAGCAGCAGAACCTGCAGTATCAAAATCAACAACAGATGCAACAGTTACAGGGTCAGGCTAACCAGTATAAGGAACAGCTTGAACAGGCTGGGTATCTACCAGACCAAGCGTCACAGATATCCCAGAACTGGATGGCTCAACAGAATCAGGTAACTAAAATGCAACAGGAGCAGGATAGCTATGTGCAATTCCTGCAAGGACAGGCAAATGCTGCAGAGCATTTTGCTGAAAAGTATGAGTTGGATTTATCTGACTTAAATCAATTAAGACAACACTCTGACCCTCAGAGCATGGAAGCAGCTGCGAAAAGCATGAAGTCCCAAAGGGACGATAAAGCGGAATTGGCTAGGCTAAGGGCACAGCTAGTTCCTTCGCAGACTTTTGACGATAGTCAAAGTACACCGGCTGCTTCTACCGATGAGGACAGGTGGCTTGAGAAGTACAATCAAGGCGATAGGTCTTCTCAGGCGAATGCAGCAGCACGAAGGGCTGCTGGTTTAAGTTAATAAACTAGAAAAAGATTAAGAGGTTTAGTTATGGCACAAACAGCCACAACGGGCAATCTAGAAAACGCCCAAAAGATTATTATTAGTGCTGCTCGATATACAGAGGAGCATAACGCACCAGCTTTAGCACTGATTGAGCAGTTCAAACTGCCCAAGGGGGCAAAGCAGGTAACCGTTCCCAAGGTTGGTCAGATGACAATGAGTGACCTAGTAGACGGTCAGGACATAGTAGACGAGGAAGAAATTGGAATGACCACTGTTGACCTTACCGCATCTGAGGTAGGAGCCAAGGTTATTCTGACTGATAAACTCGTCAGGCAATCTGCACCTAATGTTATGTCTATCATAGGTAGGCAGCTGGGTGAAGGTATGGCAAGAAAGAAAGACGGAGATGTAATTGCTCTTTATACCAACCTAAACGGTGGTACTAAGTTAGGTGCAACAACCAAAGAACTTACGGCAGACAACATAGCAGCGTGTATCGCTGTAGCAAAAGCTGGTAAGTTTGGTACCCAGCTTTACATTCTTCATCATCCCAACGCAGTAGCTGCTTTGGCAGCGTCTGCAGCTGCTACAGCATCGGCAACGACTTCAGAAATATCAAGTGGATGGTCGGCAGACCTGCTGAAGAGTTTCTGGGCTGGCTTACGCCCTATTAACGGTGTGAGTATTTTTGAGGATGGAAACATTGATGAAGATTCCAACGGTGATGGTATTGGCGTTATAGCTGACAAGAGTGCTATGGCTGCCCTAACCAGCGTAGATACCAGAACTGAGAGACAAAGAGATGCGTCCCTCAGGGCTACTGAAGTTGTAATGACATCAGACTATGGAGTTTTTGAGTTAGATGATAGCCGTGGTGCTGGTCTTACTTACAAAGTTTCTAACCTAGCTACTAACAACTAGAGGTAAACTATGGTAACCGGAATAACTGAACGTAATAAAATGAAGGTGGAGTTAGCCAATCTTGGATACTCGTTGAAGTACATAGATGAGTGGCAGCCGAAAACTACCCTGTACAGACATAAGAAAGCCTACAACAATGAAGGTGATGTGACTGATGATATCGGCACATCTGTATCAAATGTACCGGGGAATCCTGATTATGTGTTGCGTAAGGCTAGAATCGGTTTATTCCCTTGGAAGCCAAGTGAATCATGTGAATGTAGGTGGTGTAAGGATTCGTATGTGGAGCCTCAGACAGAACCTGAAGTTAATTCAGATATGGCTACTAAGACCTGTGAACTGTGTGGATTTACAGCGGAAGCTGCAAACCTAGCAGGAGCATCGTCTAAGTTGACGTTCCACAAACGTAAGTCTCACCCGGATGTATAATAGAGTCCTGAGAGTTGTAACGATTGACCGTGGCTCTCAGGATTCTCTAAATAAATAACGGTTGGTCGCAGGGGTTAGCCCTGTAATAAGTGACCTTTAAGGAGGTTAGATATGTCGTTTCCACAGACAATAATGGGGAAATTCGGGTGGGAGAAAGTAACCACCACCGCTCAAAAGCATAAACTAGGAACTCGTATGCAGATTTTCGACAGAGAGTTTGTATATGCAAGTACAGGCGAAGATATAATTGCAGGTAACTTGGTAATGGGTAAAGCAGGAACTGCTGCTCATCAGGTTGACTTGGCAGTATCTGCTGCTTCTGCTGGTGCTACTACTGTAACTCTTTCGGGTTCTTTATCTGTTGCAAAAGACCTGTACAAAGATGGATGGCTTATCTTCAATGACCTTCTAGAGGAGGGTCATATGTACAGAGTTAAAGGTAATACGTTGGTATCAAGTGCAACTGGGTGTGTGGTAACACTTGACGAAGAAGATGGACTTGTAGTTGCAATAACAGCTTCACAGCAAGTTGGTCTATATGAAAATCCATATAAAGGCACAGAGAAGCATGATGCCAATGATGTAGACCAACCTCCACTAGGTTGGACTTGTGTTGATATTGCATCAGGTTCTTACGGATGGCTTTGTGTGCAAGGAGTTACAACAGCCTTATGTGATGGTACTCCAGCAGCAGGTGTTCCCTTAATAGCATCTAATGGTGTAGATGGTGCTGTAGAAGTCTATGATGAAGACGGTACAGTTAACCTTTCACCTGTAGGTTATATGGGACCGATAGCTGGTGTAGCTGGCGAATACTGCCTTATTAAAGCTAATATCGAGTAGTGAATCCTGTAGAACTTTGGACACCTCAAGGCTCCACGTATGTAGGTGGTGAGGACACTGGCTATAATGGCGAGACAGGGGTGTCCATTGTTGTACACACTTTCCAGTTTCATGACCCCGTGACAGGTAGGTCACAGGTTGTGAAGATACCTGCAGACCCTACGATTTCTCAGGCACACATAGAAGACATGGCAGCACAGGCTCTGGAGACATTCTTAATTGAGTGTCGTGTTACAGATGGTAAGAAGAAGCCTACAGCTGCACAGAGAAGAGATATAGGGAAGCAGTTAAAAGAGTTTAGAGAATACGCTGAGAAGCGTAGAGAAAGTACAAACAATAGAATATATTACAGAGGTATCTGATGGTCGAACAGAACAAAACTATAGACATTACTCCAGCAGACATAGCAGAAGCGTTACAGGCTAAAACAATACAGATAACTAATCTGGAGTTGCAGGTAGCTGCACTGAAAAGAACTATCGTAGAGATGAGAGCGGAATCTATGGTAGAAGAGGAAGAACCTGCTGACGAGTAAAATTATGAGGCTTAGATATGCCTGTACAGGGAAGAACTCGTAAACAACTAAGACAGTCCATAGGTTACAACCTAGGGGCTTTAAAGGTTGGTAACGCTACAGGCGGTACTAATAACACCCTTATAGACGTTAATACGTTTAGAGGTGGGGACGATACCTACAACGGTAAGTTGGTTCTTGTTACTGATGCGAGTGACGGAACTACCCAGACTACTCAGTATGTTAACGATTACACAGCCAGTAATAACACTATCCAGTTTCAACAGAATGCCAGCTTTACTGTAGCCAGTTCTGATGAATATGAAATATGGAATGAACCATACGACCCTGCTATAATCCACGACTTTATCAATCAGGCAATCATAGACGTTACTGGTCAGGCATACGACCCGATAGAGAGTCCTGATATGTCTAGTTCACCGCATACTGCATTGTTTGCAGATGGTAAGACATTACGGTTCGATATCCCCAGTAATATATCTATCATTAACAGGCTCTATTACAGAAGCAGTATCTCGTTTACTAGATTGCATTCTTGTAATGCAGCATTTGATGAACACTCTACTTTAGTAGCAACTACTCTTAACGGTGCTATATCGGACGCAGATGCAACTTCTGTAACTGTTACCAGTGCTACTCCCTTACGTGCTAACCAGCAAATCCTAGTTGGCTCAGAGAAAATGACTATAAGTAGTATTAGTTCTAATACATTAACTGTTTCTAGGGGAGCAGGTGGAACAACTGCTGCAACTCATTCTGATGGTGCAAGTGTTCTTTTGTTTCCTATTGTAGATACAGAAGACAAGAAACAGGGAACAGGCAGTAACAAGTTTATTATTCCTGCTGCTGCAGGAACTAACCAAATTGTTACAGAGTCAATATCCAGTAAAGATATAAGTAAGTACGATTACCTTGAAGGTTGGATAAAAAGTACGACAGATACATCATCTGGGAATCTTCAAATCCTTCTTGATGATACTGCTAATTGTGCCAGTGCATTAGAGACATTGGATATCCCTGCTTTGTCAGCAGATACGTGGACTTATTTCCGTGTAAAACTGGCAAACCCAGAGACTGATACAGCGATTATATCTATAGGATTAAAGCAGGTAGCAGACTTAAATGCCTGTACTGTATTTCTTGATGACTTAAAGCTAGTTCAGAACGATACAGCTATCTGGGAGATATTCCCCAAGCATCTATGGAAAATAGATAGAAGTTCACGGGACTTGGTACTTACTGATTCAGGTAAGTTTGAAGCTGGTTACTCTATGCTAAAGATATCAGGTGGAGATAAACCTGCACTTATTTCAGCTGAGACAACAACTTCAGAGGTAGATGATTCATATATAATCGCAAGGGCAACAGGGTTAGCGTTTGCAGCTACGTCTGGTGGGGCTAATACAGACCCAGACCAAAAGAGACAACAGGCTGCTTTCTGGTTAGGGTTAGCTGAACAGGCTAAGAGGGCGTTCCCCTTACTAATCACAGGAAGAGTCGTTGAGTAATGGCAAACAAGGTAGTAGAAGATAACGAGATATACCTTGGCGGTACTTATTACCCGTTAAACCGTCCGGTACAGAGTGTACTGGCTTCTATATACCCGGCTAAAGTAACCATCGGTGACACTACCAGAGACAGCAACCTGCGTTCCTCTATTATCGCTTGGTCTGACTGGCGTGGTGGTATTGGTGTTGAAAGAATGCAGGGTCCTTCTGATGCTGATAGGGCTTGGTATTCTACGTGTAACCTTAGGCATAGACATCACCTAGTATTACCAGCATTATCTACTGGAACTACAGCACAGGACGCTGACGATGCCTCTATACAGGGAGCAATAACCTTTATACAAGACCTAGGAACAGTCTTATATGCTGGTTGGTCAACTGCTCCTTATTACTATAGTGAAGCTAACGATAGGTGGACTAGGGTAACCAGTACTGGCGATTATAGTTTTCCAGCTGACCCTACAGATTCCATTACTGTAAGAATGGCAGGAACAGATTATATAGTAGTGGCACATGGGGGAGGGTATAGTTATTTTTCTTCAGCTACCACAGTTTATAACAAAACCACCGATGCGAACTTTCTCACTTTCTGGGATGACAGA